AACGGTGATGCGCCCTGCTGTAATCCGGCCATGTAACCCCCTTGAGCCGCCACGGGCTGAAGTCCGAGCATTGACTGGATGTTACCAATATCCTGCTGCCGTGCGCCAAGCTGCGTTCCAAGAGCTTGCTGCCCTCCAGCAAAAGCAGCCCCACGAGCTTGATTAATCTGCTGAACCCTTTGCATTTCATTGGCAAAGTTTTGCTGCTGTCCCGCAAATCCAGCCCCGCGAGCTTGGTTAATTAGCTGAATCCTTTGCATTTCATTGGCAAGATTCTGTTGTCCCCCAGCAAATCCAGCACCACGCGCTTGGTTGATTTGCTGAATCCTCATCATCTCGTTAGCTAGATTCTGTTGTTCTCCGGTAAACCCAGCACCGCGAGCTTGATTAATCTGCTGAATTCTCATCATCTCGTTAGAGAGATTCTGCTGTTCTCCAGCGAAGCCAGCACCACGCGCTTGGTTTATTTGCTGAACCCTTTGCATTTCATTAGCGAGGTTCTGCTGTTCTCCAGCGAATTGAGCAGAGCGAGCTTGATTGATTTGCTGAACCCGCTGCATCGTATTGGCAACATTTTGCTGCTCTCCAGCAAACGTAGCCCCACGAGCCTGATTAACCTGCCCAATCTTCTGCATCGTATTAGCAAAGTTTTGCTGTGCTAATCTGTTTTGGACATCAGCGGATGCCTGACCTGACGCCAGCCATCCAGTAGCTTCACCTCTGCGCTGTCTTCCAAGCTCCTCACCGGCCCTGAATTTCCCTAGAATCTCCCGTAACGCAGTGCCGCCACTCAACGTCTGGCCGCGCTTGGCAGCACCCCTCAAAATATCCTGCTCTACTGACCTTATCTGCTCACCAGAAAGCCCTTCGCCAAGAGCCAGCCTGTCCGCAATAGCCGACTCAACATCAGCCCGCATATCTGCGGTAAGCCCCACATCGCCCAAGTCTGGGGTGTCCCCTGCCTCTTCGTACCCCGGAACTATTGGCATATCATCAGGAGCCTCCATATATCCCGGAACCACCGGAGCTTGACCTGCTTGGGCTTCCATATACATCGGGACTACCGGAGCTTGCCCTGCCTGAGCTTCCATGTACCCCGGAACTGTCGGAGCTTGCCCTGCTTGTGCTTCCATGTATCCGGGAACTGTCGGCGTGACCAGCCCCTGTCCCTCCACATATCCCGGAACTGTCGGAGCCTGACGAGCAAACTCTTCATACTCCGGAATCCCTGCCGCGTCAGCAGCCAACTCCTCGGAGGTTCTTTCTCCACCACGCAAGCGGTCAGCAAACTGCTCACGCAAATCAAACTCTCCGGGAGCCATTTGCCGCAACTGCTCTCTCTGCTGCTTAACAAATTGCGGGCCAAACTCGGTGAGATTATCCAACTGTGCCTGTGACATAGTTGGAATCAGGTCGAGCGCAGCATTCATCTCCTGCTCGGTAAGCTCCATATCACCGAATCCGGTAAAGTCCGCAACCTTAGTCTCGCCTGTCTCCGGGTCGGCATACTCCACCCGCTGGCCAAGCCTAGCCGCTGACTCCAGCTTACGGCGCGTTGGCAGTGTCTCTATGTCTGCGTAAATTGCTTCCCGATTTGCTTCAGCGTAATCCGGTGGTTCTGGTTGTGGCGGTGTACTTTTTCCCATAACTCTATCTCCTCATAAACCTTCGTTTAGCTCGATTCATATCAATCTTTGTAACCCTGTCATCATATTTATGACGCACCCACGCCATCCATTTTGTCTTATGCCCTAATTCATTCCACATTATGCCGTACATTGCGTTCAGGGACTTCGGATACCGACTAACAGAGGCTTCTATATAGCAAATCGGGCCACCCGTGTCCGTGTAATGCTCGTAACACTGTTCTTCTGTATCAACAAATCGTAAAAGAGTCAATCCTACCAGCTTCCCGTCCTTGGCAACCGCATAGTACCGGCCATTATTAACAAACCACTGTAACCATCCTAGAACCTTCTCATCACCCCAGTCCTTGAGGTAATCAAGGTTGCCAGACAGGAACTCTGCCATCTCTCTGGTGCTATCTGGGTACTGTACGGTACTCATCGTTCCGGCCTTATCGGTTGTCCAAATGCTGACGTTTCTATCGAGTGCAGTGCAAGTCTGCCAGCATCCGACTGAACCTTAAATTGAATCTGATTAAACCTTCCCTTCGGCAGCAGATTGTAGCCCTCCCTAATCAGGTTGCTGTCCGCTGGAAGGCTGACGCTGCTCGCAAGTATCTGCGCTGTGCTACTCAAGTCCTTGTAGTAGTACAAGTTAGACGTAATGGAAGTGGAATGTATGTTCTCAAGATTGAACTGAACGGAGTAGCCTATCTTATCTCCCCACGTTTCACCGTAGCGATATGCTCTGGACTTGATATAGCTTTCGTAAGCAGTTCCGCCATCCGTGTAAGTTTCCGCCGTAGTTGAGTCTTCCGCAGTGTAATCGTCCCAAGTATAGAACACCCCATTCTGGCCGCCAAAATTCATCCGCAGTTTACCGCCAAAAGCGGTTATCACCCAATCCCTCGGCTCCCATCCAGTCCAATCCCCCGTCCACGCTTGTGCAAGGAGGTGATAACAGAAAACCCTGTCTGGAGTATCGGAAGAATCTATCGGGACAGACAGCAGGTAGCGGTTACGCCAGTAAATAGCGCAACACGTTCCTATCTTCGATTGATTGATTCGGCCAATCAAGTCATTGATGGGGCTGCTTAAGGGAAGGGAAACATCAGTCTGCGCTCCCGATTCAATCGTCTTAATTGAGCGCACCCCGTCACGAGAAAGGAACAAGACGTCTGGGCCTACCTGTTGAACAGTACGCGCTGCAACGCAGCCTGTCCGGTTATTGATTAGCTTGATTGTCCAGTCCGAAACTTCTTGTGACGGGTCAGCTTCCACCACCCAGATTGATAGTTCCTTGAACACCAACATATTGTAGCCATACCAAGGCATCAAAGCCACAATCGGGTCGCCATCGCCACCTCCAACCCGAATGCTGTTACCAATTAAGTCCCAAGATTCCCCATCCAAAATATCGCTTACATAGATTTGGTCACTGGGGATGGATGTGTTTCCGCTCGTGGCAAAGAGTCTGTTATTGGCAGAAACAAGTATCTTAGGTTTGCTAGGGGTTTGACTGATATGGACAACACCCTCTGCGTCAGTTCCGCCTGATGGAGCGGCAGCAAATGCTATTGTTGGTGGTATGGTGGATGAATAGCCAGAACCAGCCGTGTCAATCGCAGCCCCAACGACCTTACCTCCATAACCAAGAACAGCCGTAGCCGCAGCGAGGGAGCCAGAGGATGCCGTGAATGTGATGGTCGGTACGCTGGTGTATCCCAACCCTTTCTCGGTTATCTCGATTGATGTAACCTTCCCTCCGGTGATGCTATTATTGTTACCGGAAGAATCCACATAACGTAACGCACCGTCACCGTCAGCGTAATAAAGCCTATTAACCAGTTGAGCAAACTGCACAGTCGCACCCGCAGCTATCGAGCTTCCCGTAATCTGAGCGAAGTCTCCCGATTCAGAAGAAATCTTCAGGGTATCCGAGCCGTCAGATAGGACGATGTTCTCGGTGGTTTCAGTATCAAAATAAGCGCAGCCGGTAATCGGTGCGGTAACGCCATTCCATAACTGGTCTGCACTCTCCCAGTTAATTGTTGCAGTGGCCCACAGTAAATACCCAATCGTCAGGTCAGCACCCCGCCGTGTAACCGCATTGCCGAACTCATCCAAGTCAATGTTCCTTCCCTCCGCAAAGGCATTGTCAGAAACAAGGTTCGCCCGTGTCGAGCTAACCTGCCCACCCAAAAAGCTGTCATTCCCGTCCAAAAGAACGGGGTCATCAAGCACGTTGTTTGATTGAACTGGCATTACACTAAATCAGTCCTCTGCCAATAATCAGCAATCATCGGCACTATCGTATTCATCTTGTCAGGCTGCACGTTGTCCAAGTCACGGCAGATTTGCAGCATATTCCCTGCCTCACCAAATTTAATCTGCGCCTTCTGGTATTGCATAGCGCGTTCAAGCATATCCGCCTCCGCATAAGACAACAAAGAGTTCTCCGCACCCAGAATCACGGGCGAATCACTATCCCCCATCTCCACAAACTTGAGCTTGCCAAGGGCAAAGAGGGTTCCGGCTGTTTTCGGGGTTGGGATTGGCTTAATCCGACAGTTACCGCTCGCATCTGGAGGCAGCGGCACAAAGTTGGAGGGGTTAGCCCTGCGCTGCGAAGTATTGTTCCATTGATTCGGGTCTAGCTGAAAGAATTGCATCCAACTTGCGCCCACAATTTCCGCACCATCAACCTTCCCCGTCTCCGTGAACCTCATGGCAACCACAAAGTCCAGCTTGGGAGCCGTTGAAGCAACTGTACTTGAGGTTGGGTAGTAAAAAACAGTCGGGTCATCGGAAATGGTGACGACCTCATCCTCGGCAGTCACGGCTGTGGAAACTGTACCCATTGAGTTAGTCCAGAGGGCTGACTCAAAGAGCATACGGTAACGGTTGTTGAGGAACTTCTTGCAGGTCGCTACTGACGCTGCATCAGTATCACTCAACTTCGTCGTAATCTGGTCTGCTAATTCGCTTAATGTCATTGTCCGGACTCCAATCGTCGTTCAAGTTCGCTTATGTATCTTCCCAAATCCCGTATCAAGGCAACCCCATCATCCGTCGAGGTCGCCGTTTCCATTCCAGCCGGATGACTTTCCGCTATCTCCTGAAACCCGTTCAGCCTCACTGTCAAGCAACCGCTGCTTGCGACGAGCGCGAGCAGCATCAATAAGGTCATCCACTTTCTTGTCTTTGTCATCTTTCCTCTTCTGCGCCATCTGCGCTGTTGCGATGTCCCCAAGAGACTCGACTGCATCTACCAATCTTGGCAATGCAGCCAAGCCCTTGAGTGCCGCTAATATCATTTCTTCTTGGCGGAGTACGCTTTGAGCGCATCCACAATACTTTGCCCACCGATGTATGCTGGTACGATAATGATGACCGCACCAATCACATTCTCTGCCACTGTCGGTGACAGGTTCAACCACTCGGTAGCCAGCACAGTCAAAAGACCACCAATAGCCATCCAGAGCTTTCTCGATTTCAGTTTATCCTTCATTTTTTATTATTTTTTATCAATTGCACTATCTTCAATATGATATAAATGAGCGAGGCAACCGAGATAAGAATATGGAGGACAGTATCAATCTCCAACATCCAGTTGCCTAAACCGCTCACGGAGGCAAACCCCACTTTTACATCATTTAAGTCTATCATTTTCATTACTCCACCCGAATATCTTGGCTAAAATTTATCATTCTTCTCCCGATTCGTTTACCTAGCGTATTTGGCATAATTTTTTATTATGAAGTCCATGTAATTGTCCCACTCCCAGTAAATTTATACACTCTCTTACCCGACACACTCGGCTCCGAGTAAGTGCCTGTAATAGAACTCGGTGCGTCAAACGTGTCTGCGTAGCTGATAACTACAATGCCTGAACCGCCATCTCCTCCGGAATTTCTGCCACCGCCACCGCCACTACCCGTGTTAGTATCCCCGTCCCCACCTTCTTCTACTGCTCCTCCCGTGCCACCCAAGCCGCCGCCGCCCGTGCCACCAGCACCGGCCTCGCCGCCACCGCCACCGCCAGCGTATGGAACCGACGAACCAGTAATTGAACTGGATGAACCAGCACCGCCATCGCCGCCCGTATTACCAACCCCGTCATTTCCCGCTTCAGAAGCACCGCCGCCACCACCCGAACCGGTATCCGCGCCCTCGCCTTCGGTACCCGCGCCGCCCTCATTGCCACCGCTCATGCCAGCCATCCCGCCCATACCCCCATAATAGCCGGTGCCGCCGCCGCCTGAACCGCCATCCCCACCATCAAGCCAATCCTCGCCACTCGCCCAACTGCCACCACTGCCGCCTCCGTCCGCTTCAAAGCCGCCCCAAGATTCTCCATCACGCACGATATCCGACACTCCACCACTTGACGCCGCAGTGTCCGGCCCGCGCGACCCACCAGCACCGCCAGCCCCCACCGTTACAGTCCACGCCGCACCGACCAATTCAAAGGGTGTGTAGGTGTCGTTGTAATAACCCCCAGCACCACCTCCGCCGCCCAGTACATAGCCGCCCGCCGTGTAAAGGTAGGCCTGACCACCGCCGCCGCCACCAGCTACAATCAAGTAGTCAAGACTATCAGGCGGGTTATCTCCACCACCAGCCGCAGCTTTCTTTAGCATGAATGGATGTACGCCGCCGAATGCCATTCTTACGCCTCAACTGTTTTTGGCTCTTGGAATTTGAACAGCTTGGAAATGGGCCGCGATTTTGCCGCTTCCAGTTCCTTCTCCATTCCTGCCACCCAATCATTATCGGTGGCTGTTCTCTCGCAGATAACCGAACACCAAGCCTCGTCGATGTCCTCAAATGCGATAAAGGATTCCGCATCGGGGGCGGGCAGACTTACCAACGTATCCCGATAAACGGACAAACCACTGTCGTCGTCGGTGTAGGTCATGCCGACTACTAATGCTGTTATCACGTTCTTCAACCCATTTTTTTCAGGAAGGATTCGTGCTTCTATTCGTGTGAATGCTTTCATTGTTTATTTGTGTTTGTTTTACTGATTTACTTCAGGTCTTTCAATAGAACGGCTTGAACAACGGATGCTGTTGGGCAATAGTAAGCCAATGTATCAACCGCATCTGCCGCTGTGCTTAATGTCGGGTCAGTGCCGCCCTCAAAGTGCCACGCGCTGGTGTAGGTTAAGGCGCGGCTCCCTGAACCATCCTGCGTAATAACAATGCAACCGCTCTGGCCCGCAGTGATGTTGCTGGGTGTTCCCAATGCTCTGCTCGCACCGATACCGGAAGTGGTTAGCAGTTTGAAGTTGCACGCATCATCGAAGTCAATCGCGATGGTACTCGCATCGGTCAGTGCAGTAATCTCACTGTTACTGGATTTGCTGATGGTGACTCGGCCAGAACTGTCGATGACCATATCATTGACACTTGTTGAACTTCTCCTGAAACCCAAACTATCACCCTCGCTATTATCAATCCTAATTGATGCCACTTCTCCACCGCTGTCACTAAATTGCAGAACAGCGTCACCCGTTCCCCCGTTAACTTCCAAAAGAAAGTATGACGACCCTGTGAACAAAGCACTTGGCCCCACGACATCCAACGTATGCGCTGGAACCGACAAACCTATTCCCAGTGAGCCGCTCGGAAAACTGGCCGTTCCATCACCTTTAACAGCAATTAATTTTGTGCCGTCCTTATTTTCTACAAGCAGCGAGTAATCAGCATTGTCCGCGCCTCCCTTGACGGCCAACCCCCATCCAGTCGCGGAGGTATTGTTAAAAGAAGCGGCATATTGAGAACCTTCTGAAAATGTTTGATGCAGACAAGCAGTTGGAGCCGCCACGCCTATGCCGACTTTACCCACGCTGGTAATTCGCATCCGTTCAGACGCGGCCCCGCTCGTCGCTGTCGCAAACACAATGTCCGCCGAATTCACTGACGCCGAAAAAGTCGCATTCGCCTCTGCCCAGATTGCCGCTGCTGACACGATAGCGTCAGTTCCTGCCGTAGCAATTGGCGACCTGAATTCGATGCGACCCAACTGGTCGTTATCAACAATCGTGAGTTCGTTTGTAGCGAGTGTCAGAACCCCGGCGGATGCCGCACCCGTGCCTGTCGGGCCTCGGACATCCAACAAACTTGTCGGCGCAGCAGTCGCGATGCCGAGGCCAGTTGAATCAAAAACGAGGCTGGTCGTCCCTTCAATCGTGCCGTCACCCGTCCAAACTCCCACCTGACTGTCAACGGGCGTTCCGACTTTGGAGACATCGCCGCTGCCCACAGGTGTTGACCACGCATTGTCGCCCCTCAAAAATGTTGAGGAACTTGCTGTGCCTGTCGCTGAAAGCATCGCAATATCAACCGCATCAGTCGCAATCGTAGTCGCGTTGCCACTGCTGGTCACATCGCCCGTAAGATTGGCGTTGGTGATGACGGTGGCGGCATTGCCCACACTTGTCACACCGCCGGTAAGATTGGCGTTGGTGGTGACGGTTCCTGCTGTTAGACTCGCCGCCGTTCCTGTCAGATTTGTTGCCACACCACTTGCCGGAGTTCCGAGCGCGGGTGTGACCAGAGTCGGACTGGTAGCGAAAACCAGTGAGCCGCTTCCTGTTTCGTCCGAGATAACTCCAGCCAACTGTGCAGAAGTGGTGGCTGCGAGGACAGAAAGATTGTTAGTAGTGTAAACGCCGTTAGTGACCGTAGCAGAGTTACCTGTGCAGCTACCTGACGAGCCGCTGGCGTTTCCAGTAAGGTTCGCCACCACAGGATTGTCCAGATTCAGAGTTACAGTTCCGCTGGTTCCTCCCCCGCTAAGGTTTGTTCCAGCCGTGACGCCCGTAATGTCGCCAACAGTCGGGGAAGCCCATGTAAGACCACCCGATGCGCTTGACTTTGCAGTCAGCACATAATCATTGGTAGGCGAGTTGTCTGCCTTCAGGTTTGCCTCATCCACCACATCATCTGCGATGGTGGCAGCATTACCTGAACTTGTAACTTCGCCTGTTAAATTTGCATTGGTGGTGACGGTTCCGGCTGTAAGGCCCGATGCTGTTCCGGTCAGGTTGGTTGCCACACCACTTGCGGGAGTTCCAAGAGCGGGTGTTACCAATGTTAAGCCAGCAATAGTCGCTCCTGTTCCACCGAGGCTAATTGAAGTTGAGCCGACTGTGATTGCGCTGTTGGCTAGATTCGCATTGGCAATCGCTGTACCAGTCCATGTGCCGGAAGTGATGGTTCCCACCTCTGTTACATTAGCCAGTGTGGTCAGATTCGTGTTAGTTGCAGCAAGTGTCAATGCCCCTGCATTGCTAATCGTTCCGTCCCCAGAGAGACCCTTGTTCTCCCACTTGCTGTCCGTTATCCCGTCATAAATCAAGAGGTTGGCGTTTGCAACACCACTAATCGCAACATCATTAAGTTCCGCCAGTGTGTCCCCCGTTTCAACCTGTGCCACCACAAAGGCCGTGGTGGCTACTGTGAGGTCATCGGTGTCAACAGCTTGCGTGGTCGCTGTGACCCCATCAACTAGAACGCTTGTAGCCGTGACATTTCCCGTAACATCTCCGGTTAAGTCTCCGACCACACCTCCGGTTGCCGTGGTCACTCCCGCGACCTCAAGGGTTCCGGTGGACTTGACTCCGCCACTGCTCAATTGCAACGCAGAATCAGTGGCGTCTCCGTCCTGCACGGTGTCCAGCGAGGCAGTGATTCCACTTGCCGATGTGGTTTTCAGCAGTTCAGCGTAACTCGCCGCGATTGTTCTTCCTGTTAATGTAGCCATCTAAAACCCCCACGCTTTTTTAATTTGTTTTGTTGTAAATTGTGACTTCTTCAAGAATCTGGAGCCTTGTGTTTGTTCCAGCTTATAGTAGCCATCCTTAACCTGCTCGGCTTGGGAGGGGGTTCCGACAGCGATGCCTGTCAAGGCAAAGCCTTCGGGGACTTCTTGGCGGGTATACTCGTCCCCGTCAATGTCGATACGCTCGGTTCCAATCGGAACCAACTGCTCAACAACAACCCCTCCCTTGGATTCAAAGGAGTAAAGAGGCATATTAGTATAGTGCTTCTTCGTCTGCCACTTCCGCAGCAGCCAAAAGTTCGTCGCCCTCGGCGTCGAGAGCAGCTTCCTCCGCATCAAGCGCATCCGCATCAAGCGGAACTTCCTCAATAACGTCTTCAACATACTCAACCGGAACACCGCCAGCAGTTTTGATTTGAACATGGGCAGTGCCATCTTCGTTTATAGCAACAACCTCACCCTCGACAGAATCGAGAACAACAGAATCGCCAATAGCAGGAGTAAGACCTTCCCCTCCCTCAGTTTCGGAAACCAACGCTTCCATAGGAACTTTAATCATTTCATTACCTTCTTTTTTGGAATCAACAGAACTACTGCGAGAGGGGGAATGCCCCCCTCCCACAGTAATAATAAGAGTTACGCCACCTTTGGGCTGCATAACGTGTTTAACCTTTACGCAGTGGAAGCAGTCTTGCTTCGCATCACAACGTAGTAGTTCGGGTTCTGCCGCAGTGCAGTATAGAAGACCTTGAAACCAGCGGTAATCAGCATATTGAGCGGGTCGCTCTTATCTGCTGAATCCGTGATAATCATCTTCGGACTGAACGGAGACTGACTTGCCAGTTCCGGCACACCGTACGCTCCTTCTCCCAAGAACAGGGAGGCGTGAACGTCCTTCGTGGCAGCGGTTCCGCCACCAGCCGCAGCATCATAGATGAAGCGGTCAGCGTCAGTTCCAAGTGCGTCAGCAGTAATGAATCCGTTCGTTGTCATAATGAACTTCGCGCCGAATAAACGACCCACTTCACCTTTATACAACTCTTCCACATTACTATACTGCGATGCGTTCAACCAAGTGTTGTCCGACATGATGTCGCTCAATACTTGAGGACTACATACGGCAGCATACATCCCACCGCTGGTGGGTTGCGCTCGGTTAACCTTTAGCTGCGTAACAGCATTCAGGACAGCAGCACCGTCGAGTAGGGTCGCATCAGTCGTTAGCGATTCAAACGTCCCGTACCCTGACCCGTCCACTTGTCTTGTTCCGTCAGCGTAGATTTCGGTGAGCGTATCACCGTTGTCAAGATTAGTTGACATATCAGCAGCATAACCGCCTTCCATCGCTGTCGCACCTGAGTTCACGTTATCGCCCACATTGGAACCAACCAATATGTTGCGCGTGATGTTGTCCATGTCGATGGCAGCATCTTGTCCGTTAATCTTGACACTCTGTTGCAAGGAATTAAATAAATCCGTTGCATTTAGAACGTCAGATAGTTTGACAATCTGACCACGTTGGATGAGCGTCTTGCTGATTTTCGTCAGCGAGATTGCCCGTTCTCCCACAGTTGAGGCATCGCCTTCAGTGAGGGTGTTGATATCAGTTGCTTTCGGTGTATCCCACCTAAACATTGATATTGCTTTATGGCCCGACTTCGCAGGAAGTGGGGCTTTAGTTCCGAACTGGTCTAGTACGAGAGCTTGTACAGCATAGGTCAGCAATTTCTTGCTGAAATAATTTTGGTACTGGTTCGCCAGTGCGGCATCAGTAGTGACATTAGTAGCCATTATTTATACCTTTCGTCCGTTAGAATGAATCATCAAGCGACATAGCGGCCTTACGGAGATGCGATTCCTGTTCCTCTTCTGAGAGGTCATCAAACGCTCTTTCCCCATCCAACCTGTCACTGGTGAATCCACCACTAATAGACATCTTTTTTTCCAGTTTTGTTAGTTTGTCCGTCAGTTCTTTAACTTCAGCTTGACTCGATTCCGATTTGCCAGCCTTAATTTTGTATTCAGCAATCTGAACTGCGTGACGCAACCCGCGCCCCTCTGGGACGTACATCAGGTCAGGATGGTCTTTAAGGATTTGGTTGGCAGTCTTGGTAAGCTCAGATTCAGAGTCTTTCAATTCAGGGGTTTCCCTCATCAGGTCTGCCCTAGTATCGTTCCACTTCTTCTGTGCTTCCTCAACTGCATGACCCCTCTCAGCATTCTCACCCTCCACAAGAACTTCTTGCGCTCTTGAGCGGGTTTGTTCGGCCAAGTCGTAGTCACCATCACCCTCAAGTTTTTCGGCAGCTTCCTCATAGTCAGCCACGGAAAAACCATCACTATCACGGTAGGCTTTCCCCTCATTCAGTTGTTGGTGTCGCTCATTGAGCTTCACCTTATCCGAATCAAGTTCTTCCCGAAGCCGCTTAATCTCCTCTTTTTGGGAGTTTATCTCCTTCCAAGATTTCGATTTACGGGCTTCGTTCTTTGCCCACTTACTTTTAGGCTGCTCCTCTTCAGGAGCCTCGCTTTCTGTCAATGAACTATCAGGCTTATCGGCATCCTGCTCATCAGTCTCCGGTTCGGCTTCCGCCCCCTCAACTCTTGGCTCTTCTGGAATCTCTTCCAGCTCAGGTTCCGGCGTCTCTATTTCGACTACCGGAGTTTTACCAGCATCGGTAACAGCGTCATGCTGTTCCGCAGCGGCCAACAGTTGTTCGGCGGTAATTTCGCCGGATTCTTCTGGCATAATGCTTCCCAATAATAGTGCTTATCCTCGACCAGCCATCGCACCAAGTAGGCCAGTCGTTGCTGTGGAGCCTTCACTCGGAAGATAATCGGCTCCGTAAATATCTTCCGTAAATTCTTTAGGTTCGTCCAAATCTCTTGCCAGAACCTCAACAGTGTGAACCGTTGTTCTCACACCGTTAGCAAACCCTGCCTCGAATGCAAGGTTTTTCTTTTCCGAAACAGCCTGTTGATTCTGCCTCAAAACCATGTTCAAGAGAATCAGCCGCAGTTTCTTACCCTCTAATGTGACGAGAAACTTGCGTAGTAAATTCGCTTCTGATGCTCCCCATTCCGGTTCACCCACCCAAGGGATGTTACCTGATAGACGCCAAGCAATCTTCAAAAACTTCAAAAATCTTCTCATAGGTACTGTACGGTACTTATTGTCCTACTCCCACTGATGCGGTTTCCTCAACTGGCATTGGAGCGTCTGGTGTTGGTTGGGGTGGAGGTTCCAAGTTGGGGGGAGGCTGACCACCACCGCCTTGCTGCTGCATCATTTGCGCCATCATCGCAGCCTCCTCGTCTTGGGGCTGGGGAGCGGCTCCGATTGATTGCAGATATTCCGTGACATCCTTGCGTAAGGCGCGGGCATTATTAGTGTCAACTTCTTCCATTGCAGCAAGCAATCCGTCGAGCCTAGCCATAATGGCTTGCATACCCTGCGGAGAAATTTGTCCGTCTGTCAATCTCGTTTCCTCCAAGAAACTCATAATCACACCGATTCTAACCTGATAATTCTGACCTTCCTTCACCGGAATTATCTGACCAATCAGGAGGGCGGGGATGGTTCGCTGTTCGTCCTCGCTCTCGTCCTTGTCCTTCTGGTTCGGGTCTTGAACCAGTCGGGGAATAAGGGCGGGGTCGTCAAGTTCAAGGATGCTCTTATCCAGTTCAACCTGATTTATCCAAGGCGAGTTCATAAAAAGCTCTTTTCTCTGGACTGCTTTGCCAAGCAACATCGCCCTGCTAACCATATCCATTCCGCCACGAGGTTCAATCTGATATTGTTCGTGAAGGGCTACTGGGTCAACAGCAAGGGAGTCCTCAAGGAACCGATACTGCAAGTCCTTGGAATCAAACTGAATCAGCAAACTCCAAGCCTGACGGAATAGGTCGCCCAACGCATGACGGAACAAGCGCAAGCGTAAGTCCATATTCTGCTGGGCTTGGGCATTGACGGCCTCAATCTCGGTTGCCGTGCGTCTGTCCCTGTCGGCCATGATTCCGTAATCAGGAACCGTAACCCGCTGTTCGGCAATCGACTGGGTTTGGGTCATCTCATTATCAAAGTCAATCGGCGTGGACGGCATCTGAACCGGAGCGATTCCAAACGGAAGAATCTGTCCGGGGGTCATCCGCAGGTTAATGGAGTTGGGCAGGTCACGCTCGGCCTTGAACATCGGCTGATTAAGAAGCGTTGCCGCATCCATCTTCTCGTTCCAAGTCTTGTTAAGCGCAATCTCAAACGGGCCTAGCATCTCGCAAACCCCGCGAGGTGAATACCAGCCGCCACCAGTAATCTCGTACTTGCACGAAACGAACGGAGGAACCCCGTGGTCAAACGGAACCTTCATCTCCTTGCGAAGCGCGATGTCAGGGGCTTGGGGTGAGAAGCATTCCATTATCCAATCACCGTCCTTATCCCGCGAATAAACCTCCCACACAATAACCTGCTCCTCATCATTTGAATGAGTAAGTCCTTCCCGTATCTCCTTGTTATTCTTCAACTCAGAGAGCATCCCGCCCTCTTCGTTCTGTGCGCCGGAAATCGCTTCCACGGTTTTCTTGTCGTCCTTGTAAATTCCCGCCCGCTTGTATGACTCAAGGCTCATCGGAATCACCTGACAAACTCGGTCAGCCCCGCCAATCTCTTTTGTCCACGGCGGCACAATCATATAAACCGGGTCAACGGATTGAAACTCAAGCTGGCCCTTGTCCGGATTCCAGTACACCTTCAAAACCCCATGACCACTGACAAGCATATGGTCAATCCAACTCATTACCTCAGTAGCGTAGTTGGACTTCTCGTTCAGCTTATAGGAAAACCACTGTTCGGCAGCAGAGGTATAAGCGGAAAGCTGGCTCCGCATGGGAACGAATGTCGCCAACACATCAAGACCCATAGCCTGTTGAAAGAAACTCGGCTTGAGCTTGTTGATGGTAGTATCAATTAAAGGAAAGTGAACATCAGATGCGTTGGGCCACGGCTTATGCTTGCGGCGTAACCCGTCATTACGCATTTGATACCAGAGTGCTTGTCTGGTTTCCCAGCGCACACGGGAACTGATGTCATTACTTACGAGGGTGAAAAGTTCCGTACTCATTTTTTCTTCTTACCTTTAAGTTGCTTCTTCGCTTCCTTGTGTGCCTTGGACTTCTTCTTCGTGTTAAGCATCACGGCAACCGCTTGCTTGTTTGTCTTGTACGGCATTATCTTCCCCTATCCCTTCCCCTACCACGAACGCTTGGCGCAGGTTTACCTGCTTTGAGGTCAGCCTTGGTCGGTTTGATATGCCCGTCCTTGTCAGGCCCGTCTTGTTTCTTTTCTTTTTTAGCCATTAGTGATTCTCCCAATCAGGGAACTCTTCCGGTTCCGGATGTCTCATGTTTGCCAGTCTCCAAGTTGCCATTATTAGAATCTCTGTCTTTAACGCATGACCTATACACTCTTCGCAAATAAATCCCCCAACGGCTACGTCTTCCGCCACGCACATCCCCATCTCGTCGCAAACATAACAAGCTGCCTCTGACAGAGGTGCTTGCCTTATACTCGAACGTCTTAATGTCAAGACCATGCCCCACAGCTAATACCCCACATACATACCGCTTGGCAAGGCTTCTTCTTCATAATTTCTGCTGGCTTCATCCATCAACTCTCCCACTGTTGGACGGGTAATGCCACTGTATCTCTCCCAACTGCCCCCAACTCCACCGCCGCAGGATATACAACCCATAACCGCATCCGCCCTATCCGGACTGTCCAACCCTCTGGACTTCATCTTGTCCTTGGACTCCATACCCAGCTTTCCTGTTCGACTGACTTCCGACCTGCGAGTAACCATCTGTTGATGAAGCATCCCGTCATCCGGCAACATAACCTCACGCTTCTCTATAATCCTCGCCGCCGTGTGCCACATCTCCGAACTCCGGTTGGCGTACCTATCATCAAATGGCCTCGCCCCGAAGTTAACCCGATGCACATCATACCCCGCATCCATCAGGGCATCACAAAGCGGAAGCCCCATCCCGCCTTCATCAGCATATATCTCGTCTTGAGCCAAATCGTTCTTCTTAATCAGGTTTATGATTTTGCCTATGGTGGTGTTCGTGTTCCTCTCACGCCAAGTCACCATCTCCATCACCTTATTCCCGTTCCGATACGCAAACACACATTCATCTCCGCCAGCCGCAAAATCAATAAATGCTACCCTCATCCCCATATTTAATTCCGGTGGATTCTGCAAACACTCCTCAAGGTTCTTCAAATTCAATACCAACCCCTCCCCACTGTCATCCATGAACTCACCATAAATCATCGAACGAATCAAAGGACTGTTCTCCCCGTACATCTCTATCTGTTCCTCAATCCAACCCCGCTCAAGATGTGGACAGTCATAAGCCGTAACCGTATGACAATCCCAAAACTTACGCTGTTTAGTGAATGACTCATAGAACGCCCCCGCAGAACTTCCGGGACTTGACATCACCAACAACCTACTCGGCTGACATCTGGTTATTGCTGTGAAGATTTCATTTGGGACAGTCTTCGCCTCATCAACAATCATCAAGAGATTCTCTGTCGGCCCCTGCCGATGCCAACCCTCAAACTTACCAGCGTCATTGGTACTAAACCCAATCGCCCTTGACCCGTTCTGATAATGCAATTCATTGCTGGTAGCCCTCCATCCTGACCCCAACCCACTGACATACTTCTTCAGGGTCGGCCACAACTGGCCCTCAACCTGACGCCACACCCCAGCAGTCGTCACTACCAGACTCTCCGGAAACCTAACCATGTGCCACAGAATAGCACTAGCCGCTACCACGCTAGTCTTACCAGAACCATTAGCCGCCTTCAAAGCCACCTGACACTCACGCTCATTCAATGCCTCCAATACCTTCCGCTGCCAAGGATAAGCCTCCATACCCAGAAACATCGTAGGGAAGTTCTCCAACTGACTCGCCTCCTCCAAAGCATCCCTGTCCTGCGCCAACCGAGACAAAGCCCGCTGGGACTTCTTCTCACTAGGCGATAATACCAAGGACGGCGCAGGAGCAGTCTTAACCGTCTTCCTCGGCATAACCACATCCCGCTTACCCTTCTCAATCTTCGGCCCACGCCGCTTAACAGGGGGCTGTTTAGGCATCAACTTAATCTTCTTCTT